CGGCTATTACCATTATCTAGATAAATTGCTCTGCCAGCAGTATCATCACTGATAAGCATAAAGTTATCAGCTTGAATATGTATATCACCATCAGCAGCAATAATTTCATTTGTATTTGAACTGCTTTCGTGGAATATTTCTAAATTATTATCAGAACCAGTACCAAATGAGATTTTATGGTCATCAGCTAAAGATATTGGGTTAGCAAGTTTTGAACCAGCTATAGCAGCCGATGCGTTAACGTCTGCGTTTACGATTGTTCCGTCAACTATGTCTGCTGATTCTATTGTTAAGTTTCCGGATATATTTGCATCTGCAACTGTTACGTCTGTTGGTAAAGCACCAGCAGCAATTTTAGATGTTGCAAGAGAGTCATTATTTAATCTACCAGCAATAGTAGCAGACGAAACATTAGCTAAGTCTTCTGCTGCTACTGGATGTCCTCCTTGTGTTGAGCCGTCATGTACTACAGGTACATCTTTGTCCGTATCAATAGTTACTTCACCCTCGGCTCCAGTAAGCTTCCATGTTGCGTGGTTGTTCCACGTCTTAGTTTTAATAATTTTGCCATTTAAATTGTTCCGAAGTCGAGTTGTAAGTTTGATCCGTCTATCGTTCCTATGTTAGACATGTTGTTATTTTGTCCATCTAATGCCCCACCGAGTTGTGGAGTAGTGTCATTAACTATATCTGTGCTTAGATTGTCGAATGAAGTTTTAAATGCAGCTATATCTACACCATCTACAGTACCTGATACAATAATGTTTGCATTGATTGTCTGGTTTCCAGTAAATGTGTTAGCACCTAAACCAGCTAAGTTACCAGTAGCTGTAACACCACCTTGCCATGTACTACCATTATATACTCTTAATTCGTTAGAAGAAGTATTAAAGTATAGATCTCCAGCAGCTAGTGAATTACCACCTCCATCTTGTGATGGGTTGGAAGATGCTATCTGATATGTAGCAGCAAAGTTGTTTACATTTGCAATATTACTTGCAGTTGTGTTTACATTAGCTATTGAACTACCAACAGTGTTTACATTACTTATAGATCCAGCTACAGTAGTTATATTAGAGTTAGCTCCAGCAACTGTATTTATATTAGTATTATTTCCAGCTACTGTGTTGATATTAGTTGCGTTTGATACAGCAGCGTTAATATTACTTGCGTTAGAAACCGCAGCATTAATATTTGATGCGTTGGTATGAACAGCGTTAACATTAGAAATATTATTTCCAACATTATTTACATTTGTAATATTAGTAGCAACTGTGTCTATTTCGGATGTACCTTCGTTAAGGTCATCAGCGACTGTTGTAATTTTAGCTATGTTTGTAGCTGCTGTATTGACATTTGAAATAGATCCAGCTACAGTATTAACAGAGTTATTACCACTTCCTGTACTTACTGCGTTAGTTATGAGACCTAAATCTTCTTGGTATGTTATTTGACCAGCTACAATATTAATGTTTACTAAGTCAGATGCGTTAGGTGTAGCAGCAGTAAATCCATCTCCAGAGCTACCATCATAGATCATTAACACTTTGTTAGATGAACTATCAAACCACAGGTCTCCGACTTGTAAGCTTGAGCTATCAGCTCTAGCTGTAGGTGCAGAGGTGCTTATCTGATAAAGGTCTACAAAGTTATTTATATCAGTTACGTTTGCACCAGCGGCTACAATATTAGTTACATTGTTTGCAACTGTTGTAACTTCTGTTGCTTTTGGTACTAATCTGTGAAATGCGTATGTGTGATCTGTAGAAGTTGTTTCTACCAAGAATCCAAAACCCGAAGGTATGGTAGCAGTAACACCTGTTATAACAACTGCGTTGCCAGTTCCTCTACCGTTTGCAATAGTAACTGTTCCACTACTAGGAACTAAGTTAGTCGAAGCTGTCTTGACTGATACAATAGTACCACCAGATGCGGGACTGTTGATATCAGGATTAGTTGCAGGGAAACTTGTTTCATTTGCTATAGGTACAAAACCACCTACATCATCTACGAGCTCAATAATACGTAAATCTATAGCAGCAGTGGTAGCTACAAAAGCATCAGATGCTGACCATGTAACTCCACTAGCAATAGTTTCACTAGAGTCTTGTCTTAAAAATTTAGCTTCAGCTTCTGTCTCTGTGTAATATCTACCATCTAGAGATCCGCCTAATAATTCAGTCTCTGTAAAGTATCTACCATCTAATGTACCATCTAATATTTTATCATTTGTAACTGCATCGTCAGCTATGTCAGCTTCTACGATTGTACCATCTACTATGTTAGCACTAGCTACGGATATATCAGTTGGTAATGCACCATTACTTAACTTATCCATTGAAACTGCATTGTCTGCAATCTTAACTTCAGTTACAGCATCATTAACTAACTCAGATGTACCAACAGAGTTGTCAGTCATCTTAGCTAGTGTTACAGAGTTAGCAGCAAGTCTATCAGAATCTACACAACCATCTACCAGTTCAGCAGTTCCGACAGAATCATCAGCCATCTTAGCTTGAGTGACTGCATTGTCTGCTAATTTACCATTAGTAATTGCGAGGTTTTGTATAGCTAAAGTATCTACAGCATTGTTAGCAATACTGTCTGCATTGACTGCATCAGTTGCTATGTGCTCGTTAGCGATAGCATCGTCTGCTATTTTAGTTCCATCTACTATGTCAGCTGCTAGGTGTTCTCTATCAATAGAACCAGCTACATAATGCTCAGAGTTAATAACATCATCTGCTATTTTTGTACCGTCTACTATGTCTGCGGCTAGATGGACTCGATCTATAGACCCATCTACGTAGTGTTCTGAGTCTATAGAATTGTCGTCTATTTTTGTACCATTGACTGCATCGTTTGCAATCATGGCTCTGGCTACAGTGCCAGTATCTCCAGTACTTACTAAGTCATAAGTACCAGTAGATAAGTTAGGTAATCTATATGTTTGATCTGCGGTAGGATCAACTACTGATAATGTAGTTTCATTAGCATCATCAGAAGAACCCTCAAAAACTAGATCTGCATTCTGACCTAGTTGTACATCTTCGATCATTTTGTTACCACCAAGAATGTTCAAGAAACGTGCGTTCACCTCTTGTGTAACAAATAAGTTCTGTGTAAAGTTATCGTTAAGGTCTTCTGATTTGATAGCTGACCCAGCATAAAATGTAGCTGTTAGATCGTCAATACCTGTTTCTCTAAATATTCTGATGTTGGTTCCTACGGAAGGAGCAGTATTTAATTGTATTGTGGTTGCGTTAGCTAGTGTAAAAGCTGTAGTAGCAACCCCATCAAGACTTACTTTAACGTCTGATGTCTTAAGATATGGGAATGTAAAATTGTACAGAACAGTTGTGTTGTTCTGCTGGGTATATTGGTTCTGTGTAACAGCACTCATTTTAGTTACCGTATTCGATTAATTGTTTAGTTTCAAGATCTCTTTTTTGTATGTCACCAGCACCTTCAACATTACCTTCCTTCATGCGTAACTTAGCTTGTTGTGCATTATAGATAGATGTTTGTACATGTGGATGTTCACGTAAGTATCTCGCTTCAGCTATTTTTAAAGCTTCACGAATGACTTGGTTTAGATCTTGATGTATGGGTAGTAGAGTGGTTTTTAATTCTATTTTATCTTTATTGGTTTGGTTGTTCTGATTTCTCAGTGCCTTTAGAGCTTTAATATGTTGCTGATAATCTTTGCGTTTCATAATACGCTCGATCTCTTTATACAGTTTTTGCTCACCAATATATTTATTTATTATTTCTCTGTCTTCTGGTTTCCATTCATATGATCCAGTAGAGTCAAACTTAAGTATACCTAAGCCTCTGTACTGAATGTCCATTAGAAACTGTCTCCAAGGTTCATTAGACCCGTTAACCTGTATAGGGCTAATAGCATTAAGTGCACGTAAGAATGGATTATCTATATCGTTAATAGGTTCACCTGTCCATATGTCTATCTGATTAGGAAGTTGACTCTTTAGACCGGGTATTCTATTTTTAACAAATGCAATAATTTCACCATTAATATCTTTTTGTGCAGCGTCTGTAGCATTAGCAACAACACCTAGACCTCCACTAGCTGGAATCCATGATGATACACTTTGTGATACAAGTCTGTTAAATGCACGTACGTTACCGTTTAGAGCATCAAACAAAGGCTCTACACCAGCTAAAGGTGTTTCATTTAGGAATGTAGCACCGATAGTCCAAGCTAACTTAGACTCCCAGTTTTCAAGTAGGTTCTCGTCAATGTCACTAGCATAGTATGCTAAATCTCCTATGATAGTTAAAATATGTTCAATACCTATGATACCTTTAAAACTTACCCACTTGTCACCTATACGTATAGTCTTAGGTATGTAACCCATCTGGTCTCTTTGCTTGTTACGTTCACTTGCATTGTAATGACCATTACCACGAATGTTACCAGCCATAGCATAACCAAATAATGTAGATACAAGTAAGCTACTAAACGCCATTCTACCTACATACTCTGCACGTAAGTTTTCAAAGATAACCTGTGCATTAGGCTCTTTAGCCATAACGATACCATGTTCTAGTAAAGCTTCAGCTATGTCATCAGTAGTCTTAGCATATATAGTTTTACTATACTTACTAATACCCGGTATTAATGTAATAGGTGTCCATGATGCAGCAGCTCTCATATAGTTAGAAGCTGTACGTGGAAACGCCATAACTTCTTTGAGTATAGGATATGCTGTTGTAGCATCTGTAAGGTAGCTAGCTAATCCGTCATCTAAGTTTAGCTGTATTTCACCAGCCATAGCTTTTAACGTCTTATCTTTAACAAGTCCATCAGCATCGAAGAACTCATTATAATACTTTAGCTCTGCTTCTTTTAGTAGATCTGCCTTACCATATATACTACCAAATTCGTAGAATACATCATCATAAGCTTTAGCTCTAGCTAAGTAATGTGCTAGGTGTGTGGTTGTAAATACGTCAGGAAATACCATAGCAGTCATACCATAACGTAAACCTCTCATACCAGCTATTTGCTTAAGTCTAGATGCCATCTTTAATTGATATGCTCTACCCCAGTTACCATCAATCTCGTATAACTTAGCCATGTCATCCATGATGTCCCAAGCTTTGTCAGTCTTAAATACAAAGTCTTTACGAAACTGTGCCATCATAGCAGTAGGATCTTTATGAGTTCTCTTCATCATCTGGTACGCATCAGTTAATGCACGTCTGTTTGTTTCCCAGACAGCACCATTATAATATATAGTACGTCGTATACCATCCCAGTTACCAGTTACAGCATGTCCTAATACAGCTGTCATAGGTCTAAGTAAAAGTTGTACACCATTACCTACACCAGCTCTAAATGCAGATATACCTGACAACATATTGTTGTATCGTACACCCCATGCAGCCTTAGCAAACAAGTTCATGTTTTTAGGATCAGGACTTTTTAACATACCTACTGGTGTAATCTGATCTGCTGCCCATTTGTATAGTTTAGCGAGACTATCTACATCACCATTAGTATGTGCGTATGCGTCAATCAAAGGACGTAATGCTTCTGGTTTATTCTTACGTAGTTCCTTAAGTGTTTTAGTAAACTTTAGATTCTTAGCATGAATACTATTCTCAGCAGTTTTAAACTCTTCTAACAGTGTCTGTATACCTTCTTCTGCATTACGTGGTGGGAGCTGGTCAAACCAGTTCTTGTTACGTAGTGACCAACCAGATAGGTATTTATTAA